TCGTCAATCAGGGCCTCTGCCGCTGGGTTGCCGTACCGGAGGCCATAGACGTTGTAACAGCGCCAACAGGTGACAAGATTGCCGTCTTTGAAGTCCTGGCATAGCGGACAGGTGCAGCTTGCGCGGACCCAGGGATGATCGGCTGTCCAGGTTTTCATGGCTCTCTCCTGCCCGTGGGCGGTTAGCGTGGAAACAACTGGGCCAGCAACGTGTCCTCATCCTGGGTGATGGGCATTGTTTCGGGCACCTGGAAAACCTCGTAGTATTTGTGGCGCGTCTCTACTTGGATGACCGGCACGCCCTTCCAGGAGTAGACGGTGTGCGTCGGGCTGTAGGCGTATGGAGACGGGATCGCGGACTGACGCGGGATGTATCCCAGCGGGGTTTCTTCGAGCTCGGCAAAAAACCTAGCGTTTCCTGTATAACTGGTGATCGTTTTAACTCGCTTCATGGCTCTTGCCTCCTGTCTGAGGTTAACTGCTGCTCCTACTCATAGCAGGATCGGTGCCACACTACATGTGAGCGGAGCGAAGCAAATTGCCTAACAGATTCAACAACTTACTGACTTGTGCCACTTCGATACGCCCTGTTTCTTGTGCAACCCCTGTGTGCCGATCTGATACATAGTGAGGTAACCATGTGAAACGATTGAGTAAAAGCCCACTTACAAGAAATTGTGCATTTTGCACTGGTTGTTGTGCAACTGAGAGGTGACGGCATGGCCTGGGTACGGATTGATGATGAATTCGGGGAGCACCCCAAGGTAGTTTCAGCCGGTCCGTTAGCCCTCGCAATCCAGATCAAAGCCAAATGTTACGCGTCTCGAAATCTCACGAACGGCTTCGTTCCGCATGATGTTGTGAGTAGTTTCCTCTCTGGTTTCGAGGGACTTCGCATCGGTCGAAAGCCTGCTCTCAGTGTGGATTGGCCTGCATATATGATAGATGCTGGATTGTGGGAGCCGGCTGAAGGCGGATACAATATTCACGACTACTTAGACTACAACCCAAGTAAGGCAGAAGTGCTCGAAAGGCGAGCAAAACGTCAAGCAAGTGGTCAAGCAGGTGGTCGAGCAAGTGCTCAAGCACGTGCTCAAGGAGTTGCTACCCATGTTGGTCAAGCACTTGCTTCGCACACGTTTCAAGCAAAACCCAACCCCCGTACCCCTTCCCCTTCAGAAGAGAAGAACCCTTCCGTAGGTTTCCCTGTCCAGTCGCCCTCGCCGGCTGGCGCACCCGATGGGCGCCCCGGCTCAGGGAACACGAAAGGGAAGAGAACCAGGGAAGCAGAGCAGGCGGAGTACGAGCGGGTGAGGCAACGGGAATGGGCAATGCTCACCCCTGAGCAGCGGGAGGCCAGGATTGCGATGGGTATGGTCCCACCAGCTACGGTGGCGTAGGATGCCCGAGCTGAGCCGTAGGCTACCGAGGTATGGGAACAGCGGTCGGATGGCAACGTGGGGCAGCCTAGGCAGCGTGAGGTAGGAAAGAATGTGCTTGACAGACCAGGAAAGCGGGGTATCCTGACGACATGTGGAGAGCATGGGTGATCGGAGCGGTCCTGCTGGTGGCTACGCCGGTGTCAGCGGAGTACGTCCAATGCCTCCTGGTGTGTGATCGGCTGGCCTGTGTTGTGGTGTGGTGCCTCTGATGCCGTTGACGGGGGAGGCGAAGGTAGAGCACAACCGGCAGGCGTACCTCAAGCGCAAGCTGGAGCGTATGACACTGAGACCGCGTGAGATGCGGGTGATCGAGGGGATTGCTGAGGGCAAGACTGCGGTGCAGGCTCTGCGGGATGCTGGGATGTCGCCGACCAATGGGACACTCAAGGCAAGGCTGGCGCCAAGCGGTGATTTAGCGCAGGGTCTGAAGGTCTTACTTGAGCAGCGGGGTCTGACGTTAGACCGGGTAGTGAAGAAGGTTGAGGGGAAGCTGGATAGCACGCGACATCAGACCGTAGGCGGAGTTGCAATAGAGGCAGACGACAACGACGCGCAGCTCAGAGCAGTCGAGATCGGTATCCGTCTGCATGAGCGAGCAGGCACCATCCCGGCACCCGCTGGAGGCAACGGAGGCGGCACCACCATTAACGTCTTCGAGGTCGTCTACGCCCCTCAGATAGCAGACCCGCGTTTGATTCCCGCTCTTGACGCAGCGCCCGACGCAGATCCGCGAGTGATAGACGCGCAAGTGTTAGATTCCAGTGATGACGCCTAGCGTGATGCTGATAAGGGTCATTACGACAACCAGCGGGCAGCGCGTCAACGAGCGGTTCCGTGCCAGGTGAGGGCCTGAGATGAGCGAGGCGGAGGCGATTCGGACGGAGGAGGGGGGTGGGGGAAAAAACCTCGAGCCACACACCTCACGTGCAACCCACACCCTGACGGTACACCCCTCTGGACTTTTTTCCTTCTCCCTCTCTGATCCCTCCCAAGAAACACCCGCTACCCGCCAATGGCTTGACGAATGTGCAAGGAGACTCTCGCAGAGTATCGCAGGGGAAAACTGATGCCCGATCAAAAGCAAGACCCCTCCGAAGTCTTTCCCTCTTGCCACCGCTGTCAGTATCCGCTCTACACCATCAACGCCATCCAGCAGGTCGTCCTCGCGGATGATCCCCATCCCCACTTGCTCTCTCAGCAACTTTTCGGGAAGGATGTTCCCGCTCCCCTCGACGCCACCTTCTCCACCACCTGCGTCTGCGGCAACCACATCTCCGGCACCTACGAGTTCGGCACCACACCTGAATTCTACTGCATCCAATGCGGGAAGCGGCACCCCACCGAAGTCTTCCCCCCTCTCCCCTCCGCCTCCGATCTGCTCCACCTCGACGTTCTCTCCACCGTCGAGGCCATTCATGCCCTACCCGAATCCAAGATCGTTTTCCTGCGTCTGGAGCACCCCTGATGTCCTGGCTCGTCTACGCCGCGCTCACGCTCTCGCACGTCATGCTCCTCATCATGCTCGCTGCCTTCATCCTCCACGTCCGCGTGCTGACCGACGTGTCTGAGAAACTGTTCGCCCACTTCGGCCCGCAGGCGGACCCGGAGCCACGCTGATGCGCGTCACCTGGTCCCGCTACGGATTCCGGTTGGTCGTGGGGCGACGGGGAATCCAGTGGCCGCTCTTGACGATTGCGGGAGGCCGAGGAGTGCCACCCCCTCCACCGAATCCGTACTCATGCTTGCCGCCGTATCGCTTCGGCCTCATCGTGGCGACGCCGACGTCCTGGCGGCGGTGGGTGTGGCTGTGAGACGAGGATTCCGCACGGCGATTGGGAATGAGCGACCCGTGGAACGGGAGGCCCCGACGGAGGGGCCGTGGAAGCAGAGATGGGCGGTCGCCGGACAGTGGGCAAGCGTTGTGCTCCTGGGGGTGGCCGCCTTCGGCCTGCTCGCCTTGGTGGTCGGGGCAATGGGCGCGTCTATTCACTGGTGGGTTTTGAGCCTCGGACGCTGATGCGCTACCCCAATCGCCACATCGCCGGACGCACGAAGCGGTGGACGTGCTTCGTCGGGTATCTCTCCCAGTGTCCCGGCTGCGGGAATCTGAGCGCCAAGAATCACTGGATCGCGGGGATCTGCCGGACGTGCTTTCGGAATGGGGTCGCGTACCCCGTGGGGAATCGGTGATGGCCCGCACGACGCGCACGAAGGCGCTCGATCACACGCCCGTGGACCCGAACGTGCCGTTGCCCTACGACCCGAATCCCAAGAATCCGTCCCACGTCTTCCGGCCACGGTCCTATCAGTTGAAACCCCTCATTGCCTGGGAGCAAGGGCGAAAGCGGCTCGTCCTTGTCTATCCCCGACGCCACGGGAAGGACCTGACGGCGCTGGCGATCACACAGAAAGCCATCAAGCGCCGCGCCGGTCTGTACTGGCACATCTACCCGACGAAGGTGCGGGGGCGCCTGAGCATGTGGGACGGGAAGGACTTCGACGGCATTCCCTTCCGCGCCCGGTTTCCCAAGGCGCTCGTCAAGGCCGTAAACGATACCGAGATGCAGGTGATCCTCACGCCGCTGCCTGGGCAGTACGGCTACGGGGAGGCGAATGCCGAGGGGTCCACCTGGCAGGTCATGGGAGCGGATGACCCGGATAGCCTAAGCGGACCGAATCCCATCGGGGTGGTCTTCTCGGAGTACCAGCTCCACGATCCTCGGGTGTGGACCAAGATCATCCAGCCCATTCTGGCGGAGAACGGCGGGTGGGCGATTTTCGATTTCACGCCGGAAGGCGAGAACCACGCATACGCCCTGTACGAGATGGCGAAGCGGAATCCCCGCTGGTTCTGCCAGTTGATTACGGTGAAGGACACGAAGCGAGATGCCCCTGGGGAAGACGGCCTGCCGGTGGTGCCGGAGGAGGACGACCCCCTGCACCCGGACCGGGAGTCCATCACGGAGATGCGGCGGAACGGGACGCCGGAGGAGGAAATCCAGTCCCAGCAGTATTGTTCCTTCAAGGGGAGTGTGCGGGGGGCCGTGTTCGGCGACCTCGTGACGCGGGCGGAAGCGGAGGGGCGGGTGACATTCGTACCCTACGAGGTGACGCTGCCGGTGGGAACGACGTGGGACATCGGGCGCGACACGACAGCCATCTGGTTCTATCAGGAGGTTGGGGACGGCATCAATTTCATCGAGTATATCGAGGGAAAAGGGAAAGACCTCTCCCACTGGGCGCACGTCCTCAAGGAGCAGCGGGAGTACCGCTACGGCGAGCACCTGTTCCCGCACGACATGGCAGTGACCGAATGGACCGCTGTGAAGTCGCGGGTGGAAATCGCCGAGCAGGATTACCGCCTGTCGCCGCTGTACGTCGCGGAGAAGGCCGGCCTCGATGACAGCATTGAGGCGACGCGCCGACTCTTCCGGCGATTCCGGTTCGACAAGGAGCGATGTAAAGACGGCCTGGATGCCGCCCGCAACTATAAGTTTCCCTGGGATGAGGCGAAGCGGGCCTTCGGGCGAGAGCCGATGCACGATTGGGCCTCGCACGGAGCGTCGGCCCTGCGGACGTTCGCCGGAGCATATCGCGGAGGCCGGATGCGGGAGGAGACGGAACTCCGTCCCGAAGACCGGATGGCCCGGATGAGTTACGACCCACTGGTCAGCCTGCGTGATCCCCGGCAGGAGCGCGGCCGGTATGCGCGAATGGGGGGACGGTGAAGAAAACTCAACCGCTTCGAGTGCTCTTTTTTATCATTGGTGCCTTGGCCCTTGCTGGAGGACTCTTGGCTGTCCATCCGGGACTTGCTATTGCAGTCATCGGGGTCTTCTTCCTCAAAACCGCTCTGGGAAATTTCCGCTGGCTGGATGACGCCCTGGAGGAGCCGCTGCCTGACGCACAGGAGCGCGATCCCATCACAGCCAAGCGGATGGGGGGGCGGTGATGCCCTCCACCAGCCGCAAGCAAGCCGATACCGCCCGCATGGCCTATGCCGTGAAGATGGGCAAGGCGAAGATGGAGGACATGCCGGAAGGTGCCCATGACGCGATCAAGAGCATGATGGGGATGTCGGAGAGCGATCTCAGCGACATGATGCGGATGCAGAAGCGCAAGCATCCGCTGACCGGGAAACGGATGGGATGAGCGTGGCTGAAATCACAATCACCGAAACCGACAGGCCCGACCTGCGAGGAATCCACTATCGCGCTGAACTCAATGGGGAGGCCACGGAGCGTTTTCTTCTTTACGCCAACATTGAATGTGTGAATTTCAATGCTGTTGAATTGGTCAAGAACGATATGCGCGATCAGTTGGAAGGGACCGGGATCTATGCGAAGCGAGAAGGCTAATGGCCGTTGACATCACCGCCCTCGTCAAGCGCCGCTCGCAACTGCTGGCGATGCGGACGCCCAACGAATCGGGCTGGATCGAGATTGAGGAACTGTTCTGCCCCCGGCGCAGCACACTCCTCATCGGTGCCGCTCCCGGCCAGAAACTCACCACGACCCAAATCTGCGCGGCGGGAGAGTTGGCGGCGCGGGACCTTGCCACCTTCCTCCAGGGCAACCTGACCAATCCCGCGCAACGCTGGCTCGCCTTCCGCATGCGCCAGGAGGAGTTGAACGCCAGCAACGCCGTCCAGAATTACCTGGAGGACACGGCGCAGCGATTCCTGAACGCGCTGAACGCCAGCAACTTCATCGCGGAATTCGGGGAGTGGTACACGGACTTCTCCACCATCGCCACCTCCGCCACGCTCATGTTTGAACGCCTGGGACGGGCCGGCACGTTCGGCGGC